TCCTTGTGTTGTTTTAGAATTATCAAAAGAAGATGAAAGAGAATTAAATATAAGACTTAATAAAAGTGGTGGTGAATTTGATTTAGATATACTTGCAAATGAATTTGAAATTGAAGAACTAAAAGACTGGGGTTTTAAAGAAATAGAGTTAGGATTAAATATAGATAAAATAACAGAAGGTAACACGGAAGACGACCATATACCTGAAGTAAAAGAAAGTAGGGTTAAATTAGGTGATGTATGGCAATTAGGAAAACATAGATTGATGTGTGGTGATAGCACAAAAGAAAGTGATGTTGAAAAGTTAATGAATGGAGAAAAGGCGAATATGGTTTTGACTGACCCACCTTATGGAATTAGCTATTCTTCTAATATGAGAACTAAAACAGAAAAATTTGAAGAACTAAAAAACGATAATATATTTTTAAGCCAATGGATTCCACTAATTAATAAATATAGTGATGGTTTTGTCTATGTATGGACATCTTGGAAAGTGTTGGACACTTGGTTGGATATGTGCAAAGAAATTGGAGAATTAACAAATATGATAATATGGTCAAAAGGTGGTGGTGGAATGGGTGACTTAAAAAAAACTTTTTTATCGGATTATGAAATAGCACTTGTATATAATAGAAACAATGAAATAACAGGGAAAAGACTGGGCAGCGTTTGGGAAGTAGACAAAGACAAAGGTAAAGAATATAAACACCCAACACAAAAACCGGTTGAACTTTCGGAAACAGCAATAAAAAACACCAGTATTAAAAACAGTATAATTTTAGATTTATTTCTTGGTAGTGGCTCCACATTAATCGCGTGTGAAAAAACAAATAGAGTATGTTATGGAATGGAATTGGACACAAATTATTGTGATGTAATTATTGAAAGGTGGGAACAATTTACAGGACAAAAGGCAGTTAAATGTGGTTAATAAAAATAGATAGTAAAAAGAAAGTAAAAGAATTTAAAAAGAAAATAAAATCTTTATATGAAAAGAATTTATCTACAAATAAGAACAACGATAATGGTAAACGTACAAGTGATTAAAATAATAGTTAATTCTATATATTACCATTTTAAAAATCGGTATAAAAACGGACACAATGAATAAATTCCCAAACAAATCAACACAATTTAGTTCAACAAACCAACCTAAAAAGAATGGTAGACCAAAGGGACGTAGAAACGTTGCAACAGTATTAAAAGAATTACTATCTACACAAGATACAAATATGGGTGGTGTTGGTGACTTCGGCAGTCCTATCGCTAAGATGTTAATACAAATAGCATTCCATAAGGATAGTAACAACAACGAGAAACTAAAAGCAATCAAAGAAATTTTAGATAGGATTGAAGGGCTGCCTGACCAAAACGTAAATGTTAGTGCGGCGCCTCCATCTTGGATTAATGACGATGACGAAACAAGCTAAACCATATTACGACGTAAAAAACTCAACTAAAAGAATTTGTGTTTTACAGGGTGGTACAAGAAGTGGTAAAACATATTCTATATTACTTGCATTAATAGAGTTTGCATACAAGAATAAAGGGAAGGGTTTATATATTACAATCGCACGTAAAACAATGCCAGCATTAAGGGGCACGTCAATGCGTGATTTCTTTGACATACTTAAAAAAGAAAATCTATACGACGAAAGACTACACAACAAATCAAATCATTTATATACTTTATATGGTAATTATTTTGAATTTATTTCAGTAGACCAACCACAAAGGGTTAGAGGTCGTAAACGTGAAATACTTTTTTTAAATGAGTGTAATGAGTTTTCAATGGATGAATTTATACAACTATCATTAAGAACCACATTTAAAATAATAATTGACTTTAACCCCTCAGAACAATATCACTGGTTATATACACAAATAATAGATGCAGATAGAAATGATGTAGACTTTCATATTTCAACGTATAAAGACAATCCATTTTTAGAGCAATCAACAATATCAGAAATTGAAAGACTTAAAGAAGTAGATGAAAATTTATACAGGGTTTTTGGTGAAGGTCAAAGAGGGGTCGCGACTGAGACCATTTTCCCTGTATTTAATATAATTGATAAAATACCTGACAATGCACAACCAATTGCTTTAGGTTTAGATTTTGGATTTACTGCAGATCCAACCAGTTTAATAAAAGTATATAAACACGACTTAGACTTATATATTGACGAACTATTATATGAAAGAGGTTTAACAAATCAGGATATAGCATACAAGATTAAACAATTAGGTATTGATAGAAATATAGAGATATTTGCGGATAGTGCAGAACCGAAAAGTATTGAAGAGATTTTTAGAATGGGTGGTATTAATATCAAACCAACAAAGAAAGGTGCGGATAGTATTAGGATAGGAATTGATGTTTTAAAACGACATAAACTAAACATAACTAAAAGGAGTGTAAATGCTATCAAAGAGTTTAGGAATTATAAGTGGATAAAGAACAAAAATAACGAGATAACAAACAAACCAATTGACGCTTTTAATCATGCAATTGATAGTGTGCGCTATGTAGCATTAAACAAGTTAATGGTGTCTTATTCAGGTAAATACTATATATCGTGAAGCTATACAACGGAGATTGCTTAGAGGTTATGAAGTCAATACAAGACAAAAGTATTGATGCAATTATAACCGACCCACCATACGGAACAACTGCATGTAAATGGGATTCAGTTATTCCCTTTAAACCAATGTGGAAACAACTAAATAGAATAATAAAAGACAATGGTGCTATTGTTTTGTTTGGTTCAGAGCCATTTTCAAGTTATTTAAGAATATCAAATATAAAGAATTATAAATATGATTGGATATGGTATAAGGTTTTGCATGGAAACCCATTTGTAGCTAAACATAGACCTTTAAAGGTTACCGAGGAAATTCTTGTGTTTAGTAAAATAAAGCACAACTACTATCCTATAATGACTGAAAAACAAAAGAAATCACAAAGACCAATCTCCAAAGGATTAAATAAAAATAAAAACATAAAAATAAATTACAAAACTGCTTTCGGTACTAAAAAAAATGGTTTTTGTCAAGATTATGACGATAAAAAAGCTTATCCGAAAAATATAATAACTGTAACCAACGCTGGAAGGAACAAGCAACATCCAACACAAAAACCTGTTAAGCTAATGGAATACTTAATAAAAACATACACAAAAGAACAGGAAGTGGTTTTAGACTTTACAATGGGCAGTGGAACAACGGGCGTTGCTTGTTGTAATTTAAATAGAGATTTTATAGGAATTGAATTAGACAAAGAGTATTTCAAAATAGCTGAACAAAGAATAAAAAACGAATTATAAACTTTTATATTTATTAATAATGAAAGAGGTTAAATTAAGAATACCTAACGAGTGGTCTGATATAACAATAGGAATATATCAAGAATACGTTAAAATACAAGAGAGTAAAGCGAGTGAGAAAAATAAGGTTATAAGGAGTTTGGCGTTGTTATGTAATACAAGTCCGTTTGTAGTTAAGAAAATGGCATACACGGATCTGTTAGAAATAATGAACATAATTAAAGGTATGATTGACACAGAACCGAAAGAAGAAGATTTTGTAAAGGTGTTTACTTTTTCAGATATTGAATTTGGATTTGTTCCGAATTTAAATAAATTGACAACAGGGGAGTATATAGATTTAGAAAGCTATTGTAAAAACCCAATTGAAAACCTACATATTATAATGAGTATATTATATAGAAAAGTTACAAATAAGGTTAACGATAGATATGCAATAGAACCATACAACCCTGACGAATTTAAAGAAGAGTTGTTTAAAGATTGTCCGATGAATATAGCACTAAGTTCGTTAGGTTTTTTTTTGACTTTAGGCGAAAGATTGGCGATGACTTCGCTGCGTTATTTGGAAAAACAGGAAGTGAAACAACAAAGGGTGTAAGCCTACAAAGTAAGTGGGGTTGGTATAATGTATTATACTCAATGAGTAATAGTATATTAGATATTGGTAAAATAACAGAATTACCGATATTAGAAGTTCTAACATATTTGGCTTATACACAGGATTATAATAATACACAAAAAAGCAACTATGATAAGTTTTAGAAATGTAGTAGGATATTTAGAAACAATAGCAGACAAACACTATGAAATAGAGAGTTTTCACAGTGGTATGATGGATGAAGTAGATATTAATAAATTGGGTGCTACTGATTATGTAATCCTATATGCAGAGCCTGGAAGCGCTGTAATTAATCAAGGTGTATTAACTTATAATTTTACAATCTTTGTAATGGATATGATAAATGATGAAGTTGGTGATGAACCAAACAAACAAAGATTAGGAAGGGTAGACGGATATAGTGAAACGCTAAATATATTACAGGATGTTGTAGCGGAATTTAAACACAGTTTGACGACACAATCCTGGGTTGATGGTGAAGTTGTTTTAGAATTACCAATAACCGCCGAACCATTTACGGCACGTTTCAATAATCTTTTAACTGGGTGGAGTGCTACAATAAGTGTAGATGTAAACAATAAAAACAATCTTTGTATTGCACCAATAATAGCTAACACATAATGGAGTTTAATAACACAATACAAGCGTTACAAACATTTGGTAGAAATGTAGTTAAAGAAGGTCGCGGTATCCTTAAACGTAAAAAGAAAAACGCCAGCGGCGCGTTGTCAAACGATTTTGATTATTTAGTTACATCAACAA